CACCTGTTCCTTGTCCAAGTTGTAATTGACCATCACGGATAAATTTTTGGTTAGTTTCAACAGATGTTGTGTTAATTAATGGACTTTCAATTAAAGCCTCAGCTATTCTATCAAATACAAATTCATATTTTTCCGAATCCGTTAGACCTAAATTTTCTTGTTGTTCAGTTAATGGTTCATACCCTTTGTTAAATTCTAGTTCTGCCATAACCTATTTCCTTTTCACTATAAATTCAAAATCATCATCAAATGTTTGTTCTTGTCCATCATCATATTTTAGTTTTAATAAAATTTTATAAACCCTATCAGGATAGAATCCATCCAACCACTGAATAAAATAATTTGATTCACTATCACAACTTAGTTTAGTATAAGTATTACCATCAATATCTTCAAAAGGAACAATGAACTCATCAGTAGCCACATCTTTAATAGCATATGAACCACTACCTTCAGGTATAAATGAACCAGTTACGGTTTGAACTGATGTGTTGAAAGTTTTTTGAATATATCTTTTTCTAGCTCCAACTCTAAACTTAACTCGTTCACCAACTTTATATTCTTCTCT